ATGGTTCCGGATCCGGCTCTACATATCGCGGTTCGGGATTGTCTATAAGCTTTAACGGTATCATTATAACCTTGTCTTGCTCTGCGATATTATCAGCATAAATAACGTTGTAATAGATTGATTCAATCAATACGCGGGAGTTTTTAGTAAGTTCCGCCGGATAATCGTCTGGTTTAACAAGTATAACCGCAGACACGTCCGGTCTTAGCTTTTCGCTTACAAGCTTTTCCGCTAATGCGCCGCGATATATCAATGCCTCAACACTTCCGGCAAGCGTCCATGTTTCGCCGGTGATCATGCCGTCAACAACGGTGTCCGTCTTGTTTTCGTATTCCGCTGTTATCGTTTTGAAGTTCTCAAACATTGAGTCTAATATCATGCAAGCCTCACTAACGGCGCGCCGGTCATTATGTAAGGCTTAAGATATTTATTGAGTATCGGAAATTTGCGCTGTCCTGTTTCGGAATATGTTTTACTTACCGGCCCGAAAGACTCACTCTTGACACCTTCGTCTACCTGTTCGATATTGCCGTTCTTTACTTTATCAGCAATATAACAAACTGCGTCTTTTACGTCTTGAGGTATAACGTTGCTGTCAATTGCATTTCCGTTCTTGCTTAGTCCGACACGCGGAAAAGATAAAGCTTGATCATCGTTTGAAATATTACCGATAAAATTATAGTTATTGTCAATATACTCGGTCGCTATGTTTAGCTTAGCTTGTATTGTCGCTTCTGCCGTAGCGGTATAGTCAATGCCTCTATTTTCATAGTACTGTTTATACTCTGCAACGCTAACGTAGCTTGTCGCGTTCGTTAATCCCGCGCCGGTTTCTACTATAAATTCAATTGCCATTATTTAACACCAAGGTATGAGTTTATTTCAGCAATGCGGGCTCGACATGAGTCTATTGTATTAAGACAGCCTTGCTTTTCAGCTTCAAGTGAACTAACTTCTTCCGTCCACGTTTTTGTCTCTGTGAACTCTACAACGTTGCCTTTCAATTTCGCTTCTTTTGTCATTCTTTACTCCGTTATTGGTATTTCATAAAATGTAAAACTATTCATAGCGTAGCATCTGCTCCCGCGGTGCAATTTGAGGTCAGTACTGCGTCTTTAGAATAAGAAGCTTGCTTGTCGTGAATAAGTATCATTAAATATAATCCTTATAGTATAATTGCAAGCCGGTCAATTAAGACCGGCGGTTTATTACATATCCTCGACAATTCTTACAACGCGTTTTGCGTCTATAAGCTTAGTACCAAAAAGAAGGTCGTACTGAACTTTAACACCGAGATTACCGTCATGCCATACGCTAATTCTGATTGGTAGTCCGTTCATGGTCACAACTGTGCTTTTAACGCCTGTTGCTTCTGGAAGTGTTGCGTAAGGTCTTGCTGCAAGTGCAATACCTGATGGCACGTAGCAAAGAGCGGACTGAGTTGCAACAAAGTTAATTTCTGCGTCGTCAAGTTCAGCCTCAATAAGACCCGGGGAGAAAGTGATCGAAGTCGTATCGCCTGACGTGTAAGTAACTGCTGTTACTGTATGCGGTGTTGATGTTGAATCTGCCTTCATAGTGAACACGTCTCCAACTCTGATCGGGTTAGTGTCATCATCAAATCCGTCTACTTTCATAGTAGTCGCGCCAGCGTCATATCCGGTAGCGTTGTTTACAGCTCCGGCAAGGTCGGCAGGAGTATATTTAGCAAACGCGTTGTTCTGATAGAAATCAAAACCGAAGCGTCTTGCGATTTTGCCGTCACGCATAACGTCGCTTGAGCCAGTTGTGTCAACGTGCTGGAAAGCATCAAGCTTCATGCACGCACCGAGAATGTCAGGCGAACCTTCAAAAATTCTATCCATCATCGAAATTTCGTTGTTGCTTAGCTTAGTGCCTGCGTCTGCAATAAAGTCCTCGCTTATACCTGCACGTGCATCGACAAAGTAAGTAGACCCGAGAGCAGTTTTGTAAAGCTCTTTGTTGACTGTTGAAATCAAAGATTTTGCCATACCCGAGCCGTAAGACTGAATAAGGTCGTAAGGAGTGAGCGAAAGCTCTTTTCCTGTGAGGTTAATAGTCTTTTTGATTGATTTATCAAGAATGACTTGCGCGGTTGTCTGCGCGATATTTGACGCCGTGATAGAGTCTCCCGGAGTCCACGAGTCAGCATCTCCGAAGTCAACAGAAATCGGCACGTTTACCGTATCGCCTGACTGACCTAGCTGTGATTCGTATCTGCGCGATACGCGGTTCTGCATCCCGTATTCGCCGACATTGAGTTCGTCGAACGCTGCCGCCCAAAATTCTGGGTAAAGTGCGTCCATGTTTGAGTTTGCCATTTATTTATCTCCTAATCTACAAGAGTCGCTGTACCGGCTTTCATCGCCGCAGCGTATTCTTTGCGTGTTGCTTCATTTGCGCTTATTTCTGAGCGTTTGAAGGTTGTTTTTGATGCCACCCCGCTTAAAGGCTGTGCACCTGCACCAGCGTTAACCGGCTTGATTAAATACGGTTTCCCCTGATCTGATTCCGCAAACGATTTAAAAAACTCGTTAACCGGTAGTCCGTACTTGCCATCGTCAATAACGACGGTTTTCTTGCCGTTTTCGTTTTCTATTTTTGCTTTCCTGAGGAAGGCTTCTGTAAGGATTGCTCTGTGAGCTGGATCGAATTTATCCGCTATTTCAGCAGTAAGAGCCTGAGAAATTAGCGTGTTGTTATATTCTGCCTCGGTTTCAGCCCGCGCCTTGCGCTCGGCTTCAAGTTCGGCGTTAAGTTTTTCAAGCTTTCGCGATAAATCGTTGTCTTTATCTGAGTTTTTAGCTTTACTATTCTTTAGTTCAATATACTCATCAATATCAATTTCGTCAAGTCTTTTTTTTAAGCTTTCGCGCTCATCCTTGACCTTACGGAGCTGTCCGAGTAGCTCATCTTTTTTGTCGATAAGTCCTTTGACTTCTTCTTCTGATTTGTAGCCTAAAGCCGAAACAATCCCTTTAAATGTTTCCTGATTTTTTTCGTCCTGCATGAATTCTTTGAATTCTTCTGGTGTCATGTGTTATACTCCTATTTTATTATCTTCCGCCCATTGAGCGTAGTTTTTCCATGTGAATACTTCGTTCTTATCTGTCACGGGATCGCGCCCCATTCTATATTCAGGCTTTTCGCCGTTTACTAAATCAACGACCGTGCATCTGCAATTTATATCTTCTTCGGCAATCCCGAAATCTCCGGGAAACATCGCTTCAGCTCCGTTAATTCTGAAAGGCTCATCAACCCCGACCTCTTGCCCGTCTAATTCTGCGTGGCTGTCTCGCGTCTCGCTGTCAAGTGAGGCAATCCACATTCGTGTAATCTTTATCCCTTGCTCTTCAGCGTCAAGGCTTGCGGCATACGCTCCGGCGTTAGCGGTTCTGTTGGCTTCGGTCTGTGCAATGCGTAAAGCTTTCGAGGCGTCCGTGTCAATGCGTCCGGAAATAGCCTCTGCCATGTCTTTTGTTGATTTGCCTTGAATAAAGCCTTGCGTGATCTCTTGTCTGATATTTGCTAATGCCTGAAAGTCATTCTTTGCAATGACGTTTTTCAAAGTTCCGTATTTAGGGACAAAGTTCTTTGCCATTTCCGCGCCTATTTTCTTCCAAGCTTCAGTTGTACCGGTCACGGATAATTCTATAAGCTCCGGTTTAATCATACTAAACGTCATACGCGGATCAGCCCAGGTCAAAACATACTGCTGTCTATAGTACGCGCCTTCCATTGCTTTACCGCTTATCTGCTCAATGTTTACACCCGCTTTTTTCAGCTGTTTCGCGTACAGTTTGTCGACATCGGAAAGCATATTGTTTAGTCGGTCGTATTGTATCATAATATTGTAATAGTCTTTCGGATCGGTAGTTGACAAATACTTGGCATATACAGAGTCAAGCTTTGCGATAATATCAGCGCGCGCTATATTATAGTTGTTAAGCAGAGTACGCGACAATTTCAGCGCGTCTTCTTCCGCTTTAATCTTTGCCGATATTTGAGCTTCCTGTAAATTCATTCAGTTGGCTCTTCTTGTTTATCTTCAGCGTTTGACGTCTGTCCTGTCTGTTGATACGACTGCATGAACTCGTCTACTTTCTTTTTCTTTTGTGCGTTAATAGCTGCGAAAAACTGTTCTTCAGTAGTGTCTTTGCTTATCAATTCCATCTCACGCATATTTATAAAGTAGTCGTGATCTGTTATTCCGTTGGCCGCCCATATTCCGTTAAGCTGTACGGCTTCCTGCATTGTACTTCTTGCGCTGTCAAAGTCATCGTTAAACTCTACTATAATATCCGCGTTGCCCTTATACCAAGTTTCCATTACAGTACACAAAGTCATAAAGATTAAGTCCATAACGCGGCTATAATCTTTAAGTGTCGCAGTTTCGCCTTCAGACGTGATCTGTGCTGTCTGCGCTGATTGCACGTATCGACCTTGACCGCTGATAATAGCAGACTGTAAAGACGCAAGGATCTCAATCTTTTTATTCATGGCGTTTTCAAGTCCGCCGTCTGTAGACGCTTCGAGAAAGTCAGCCCCTCCGTCCGCAGGAAGGTTAAAAGACGCGCCTATCGGAATTGCTTTGTTCTCGTCTCCGCCTCTTGTAACGAGAGTGACCGCTCCGGTCATGTGTAATCGGTTTTCATAGTCCGCACTATTGACGTATAGTCCTCGGTTAACTTCTGCAAAGTCATAAAGCTGTGGTTTGCTCACTTCAGGATTTATTCCGGTATTGCAACAAAAGTAAAACGGTATATAGTCAAGCGCGACATTGTTCATTATCGGCATCTGTTCGCCGGTAAGAATAAATTCCTCGCTGTCCTTTTCGCGCGTCCAGTCTCTTACGACATAAACGCCATTCTCTAAGTGTAGCGACCGCCAAACTTTGCGCTGTGATTCGTCGAATCCGTTGTATTCATTGACAAGCCCCTCAAGTACGACAAGCGTCAATTTAAGTTCGCCGCCTATTACTTCGGTTCTCCAGTTGACTATATTCTCGGCTTTATACAGAACTGCGTAAGGTCTGCCGGATTCGACCGAGTAATCAATCAGCACGCCCGCACGATTGACAATAAATATCTCATCGAACAATGAGCGCGCAAAAGAAGAAAGGCTTCGTCCTGTAAGGTCGAAGTTCTCATATAGCTCATCTGACAACCCGGCAACGTTTGGCTCTTTCCGGAATATTTGCCCGCGTGCAATATTACATACGCGCCCGACGAAATTGTAGTATTTTGCTCTGTTAAGGTAAGCGTTATATGATTCATCGGTCTGAGCTGTGGATAGCTTTGGAAGGTACTTATCACGTCCGGCTTTTATCGCAAGCTCGCCTTCGTTTGAGTCGCGCATGAACTGCCACATATAACTAGAGTATTTATTATAATCTGTATGTCTTTTGTCTACGTTACGCATATACTGCACCGCTCCAGCCTGTTATTTTATTTTGATGTATCGAATAAGTTCCGCTTAAATAGCTTAATCCCCAAACCACCGCGTCCAGTCTGTCGGGGGAGTCATCACTTTCGGGTGTCCACTCGCAAAGTTGATCTTCAAGCTCAGGGAATTCTCCATAATGATGGACGAGTCCACGCCTGTACATATCCGCTATCGGTTCGGCTCTGACAGCCTTTCCGCGCGTTGCTCTGACTGCCTCGTATGGTATCGACTTGTTATAATTTCTGATATTCATTTCCACAAGGTCGCCGCCCTGATTTACTTCACCAATAACTTTATCTGCGGAAAACTCTGCATAAGCGTCCGCAACTGCGCGCCCCCACCCTGTAACTCCGCCGTGATATGATTTATCTGATATAATGCAATAGTGGTCTTCATTGTTTATTTTGTACTTACCGCAGACGATAATTCCGGTCTCGTCTGACTGGTCTGTACCGGTAACGGCAGGATCGACCGCAACTATGACACGGCTCATTTTATCCGGTAGCGTATTGATTCTGTTTTGAATAATCCAGTCACGCTTCCATAGTGCGTTTTCGCTATCGTCGGAATATTCACCATAAAGGAAACGCCTTTTCTTTTGCTCACTCATTGTCTCAAGAGTATCGATATATCCATCTGAAAGGTTCTCTTCGTTATCTTTAGGATTTAGCTTGACATAACAGTAACGTCCGGCGTTATCAAGCTTTTGTTTGGTTTCGGGATTTACTTTGTCATGGAAGAGTTTGTAAGTCCAGTGTGTTTTTGAAGGCGGATTCTGGTCCATCACAAGCAGAGGCTTAACTCCTCTCGGCGGGTTAAGTCGCGTTTTCATCGTCTCATAAATATAATATTGATACTGACTTGCTTCAGACATAAAGATAGAAGCCCATTCAGTACCGAGAATCTTCTCTATTCTTTCCTTGTCGTCAGTTCCACCAATCCATAATTGACTGCCGTTCTCAAACTCAATAAAAAAGTCTGATTTATTCTCAACATACTTTAAGCCCGGGAAACATATCTTTATAACATCGGGAATAGTCTTATGCCATAATGACAATTTAGCGTGGTTAAAGTGTTTGCGTAGTGCAATATGTTTGCTTCTTTCGTGCTTAATTGCTCTGACTATAAGAGCGTAAATAATGATAAAAGTCTTTCCAGAACGCGACCCGCCCTCGAGCATGATCTCAGGATAATTGCACATTGCCCTAATTGCTTCTTGCTGTTTCTCGGTTTTTTTAAAGGTCTGCGTCGGTTTTGTCAATATAGATTATTTCCTGTTTTCCGCTGTGCTCTATCTCTTGCTTATCGCTCCACCCGTAGTTCTTAAGTGCAAATATCGCCATAGTCGGCGGGGTATTGCCGGAAAGACCATTTCTTTCAAGCCAGTTCTCACATTTCATGCGGGCGCGGCGTAGTGTGTACATAAATTCTGATTTTTGCTCATAATCATACATTGAAGTTCGGCTTTCAAAGCCTAAATGTAAAGCAAGTCCAGTTATAGTCGGGGGGTTTAGTTCTATAATAGGGTTCCCGCTTTTATCCTTATATACGTTTCCTTCTTCGTCAACCATCGGTTTCGGTTGACATAACTCAAAGTACTCGTCAATACCGGCTTGCATCTCTTCGGCTGTTTTGTATTTAAGTGGGCGTCCGACCGGTTTGCTCATATCATATCCTTTAAAAAGTCTCGTTTAACGTCCGCTGGAAGTAAATCAGCTATTTTCATAATATTGCTCCGGGCTGATCTGCATCATAAATGCACCGCATTTGCATCTTATTACAGCGTTGTTAATAACTGTAAATGTCATTTCTCCGCATGACGGGCATCTATACTCTATTGTTCTGTCGCTCATATTTCGCCTTTTTTGATTGTCAAACTTTGTTTGTCTTGACTAACTCTTAATCCTTAGAAAACCGCGCCGTACTTTACGCAGAGGACGCGGTCCTATTTGACGCTTAACATACGGAGGTTAGTTAAGCTGGTTTATCTTTATCTGGTCTATTCCCGACGACAAGCACAAGATATCCGATAATTAAAGCAACAAATAAAGCTACATATAGACATATCTGCACTTTCATCTTAGTCCCCATGTACCGACTTTTACGCCGAAGTCATATATAGTATCAAGTA